ATGAAATAATTAAATTTTCTGTAAAATATACAAAAATTGATTATCGTATCCGCATTTAACCATATCTATTTTTTTGACAAGTTTAAATCCACAAGTTTTGGCAATTGATAAAATCTCTGAATGGGGTTCCATATAAAAAGTATGCTCGTTTTGGCGCGTTTTCCCTTTTTTTTTCGGAACAAATGTTTCTTTAAATAATGAAATATTGTCATTTCTAAAATCAAAAAATGATTTATACTCAAACCCATTAAAGGTGACATTAGATTTAGTTATTCTCTCATCTGCGTATTTTTGCGGAGATACAATTTTAAACGGATTGCCTGCAGGCACTATTGGATCAAACCCATCTCTGTCAACTAAATGTAAAATAAAAAACCCATCTGGCGTCAGCCAGTGATTACAATTTTCAAAAAATAACTTCTTGTCTTTAATGTAATATATCGTAAAATATAAACATAAAATATGTGAAACCGACCCAGACGGGAAAGCCATTGTATCTAAACAATCTCCAGTCTTAAATATCGCATCAGGGTAGGTTTTAGATGCAATAGCGTTCATATTATGTGATATATCAATGCCAGTAGCATTATATTTACTGTTGCGCAAATGACCTACATGATGCCCTGTGCCAGATCCAATGTCTAAGAAAACACTATTTGAAGTTGGTTTTGTTATCTTTATTATATGCGCAATCTCAAAATCGTTTTTCGCAGGGTCCATTACCAATGAATCGTATATTTTCGAATAAAAATCATCATATATATTTTTTCCTACAAATAATTTAAAATCTCGCGTATTCTTCTCTCGTTCGTCAAACCCTTCGACTTTTTGTGTATATAATAATATTAACAACATTATCGCCAAAGATAAACATAGACCTCCTTTGGAAAAAACTGTATTAAAAAATGTATCCCGATTTTGTGAATCCATAATATTATATAGTAATAATATTAAATAAGATTTCGAAAACGCAATATATTATAATTCGGACTTCCAGTTGTTATAAATTAGCACTAATTTCATTCGAGACAGCAACATAAATGTATTAAATAAAATTGAACCCTATTATAAATAATACAATTAACAGTATAATAAATGGCACAAGAACATAATTCTTCAATTGTTTCAAATCATCCCGAGCTGGCAAAACAAGATAAACAGATAATTGTAAATGAAAACGTTCATCAAGTAGAACAATCGGTAAATATACCAAATAGATGTGCTGAGTGCATTCGCTGGGTATATGATTTATGTTGTTGCAATATAGGATGTTATCGCAAGGATTCGCCAGATATGAGATGTTGTGGGTTAAGCGCCGGATCTCAAGATATGGGTTGTTTTCCTACTCTCGCAGATTTTTTTAAATCGCCGCTATGTATTACACATGACTGTTTGGCAAATTCAGAAAGAGACAGTGATTGTTGTTGTGCTCTTTTATGTTGTCCGATTAAATTAATAGTTACAACTCCGTGTTTGGTAGGCACTATGGTTAATTCTATTATAAATTGCATTAGAGGTACACACGGAAATTATTTATGTTAAATTTAAAATAAATAATGCAGATTGTGTGTATAAATGACATATCAAAATATTATATAATACTGTATTATGAACGACGACTTCAACTATTATTTTTTATATGCGTCAGAAGATGCTAGAAACTCGGTATAGATTAATTATTTGACTTATAAAGACATAATTCAACTCAAAATACAAGCGTACGATAAATTCCCAGAAGACCATTCATACAACCATATAATTAAGAGGAATGAGTATATGGTAAATATGATGGTGAATCTAAATAAATATAAAGCCGCAACTTAAATTCGTATAATCCTTATACTGATACCTTTAATCATAAGCGCCTCTATGATGGCGATGGTGGTTACAGTTAAATTATCAACCGACCAATTAATAATTTAACATCATACGAAAATGTAGATTGCGTAAAACCAAATACAAATAATAAATAAATAAATTCTAAATTAATGTATACATTGGATTTATATTATTACTAATTACTCCCATCCCACCATTTGGAGCTTATCATTCCATCGGATATATAATTTCCTATAACTTCTGCAGAAATTCTGTCAAAATAACTCTTGCTTACAAAAAACGTATGTTTAATATTTAAATAATCTATATACGCGGAATGTAATGATTTAGATGTTTCATTATTTTCGCTACATTTTAATTTAAAAATTTCAAGCGCATTTATTACATCCGCGTATTTGTCCCATACACTGCATTTTATGTTATGTATATATCTATTATCGGTAATTTGCTTTTGATAAAAATGTTGCATTATTTCTATCATTATATTAGGCTGAATACAGTTATTTTTATTAGACCATTGCTTATATAAATCAACCAATTCGTCTAATTCTATTTCATAATCGTTAGTCGAATCAAATGTTATAGTTGCGTCCCAAAATCGTATGAAACTTGATACATTTGGAAGATATGTACTGGTTACATCTAAATAAGAATCAGTTTCTTCGTCATACTTCAATTTATCTTTCAAAAGAAGTTTAAAAGATGACTGAAAAATAACATTTGGTATACATTCTTCGGTTATATACAACTTCCAAAGAAAATTCATATTTTTAAAGCTTATTTTGCTATTATTTAGCGAAGTCAATTTACGCACGATAAAAGTGTTCAAAACGTTATCTTTTATCGATTTATTTAAACTGTCTACAGTGTCTATAGATTCATTAGAAGCGGGATTAGTTAAATATAGAGCATGTTCGACTAATTTGTTTTCAGAACATTGCTTTAAAAATTCATCTGCCGAACCGTATCTACTTGAATAGTGTGAAGCTACGCATAATAAATCAATCATATGTTTCGTTAGCTCGGTACAAATAAGTCGATTAGTTGGAATTGCATGTTTAACTAATCTTACATCGGATAGATTGTGGTCGTGAAACTTGTATTTTATATTATTTAAAATAGTCGGAATTCCGAAGAATGAATAACATTGTATACTTATTTCTCTCATCAATTCTTTAAGTAAAGGATTAATTATATAAATAAGATTCGAATGTACGCCAGTTTGTTTGGCATTGATACAGTCACCGATTATCGTCAAAAAATATTTAGAGGTATTTCTAGAAGGAAAATATTCTGGATATAATTTACCTATTACAAATTGAATAGTAGTTGATTCTGGGATAGTACCGATAGGAGATTTATCTTTTATTTTTTTAAGAATAGAATTATTCGTTTTATGTTTCCATTGCATTAAAATATTTTCATTAGTTATCATACTTAGAATTTTGTGGTGAATGTCGTCTTCGTTAAAAATTGTAAAATGGATTCCGTCATAATATAAAAATAATTCCGAATACGAGCTGTAAAAATATTCGTTTTTGTTTAAAAACCGATTTATAAACTCTTCATGGTCATTCGTCAATTGTCTCTTCTTTTCCGTTCGATGTTTTTGGATAATAACATTGTATTCAAGCAATCCAGGCAAAGTCTTGTCGATGTAGTTACTTAATCTGCCAAAAACATAATCGTTATCCTTATATTTTTCAATAAGTTCGTCTAGCGTTTCGTGCATCTTACGCGACGTGTCTGTCATTTGTTTATTATATACTCGCGTAATCTTTATATAGTATCGTATAAACAATAGAGTACACTACTAGACTTCCTCGCAATTTTGAAAATTATTTATATACTTGTTCATGCGTTTAATGTTCAAGGGAGAAATTCCACATTTGCTTATTACATCGTAAGCAACAGGGTCTGTATTTTTTTGCATAGTTGAAAATAATAACAACATATCCTTTTTATCCATTATCGTCGTATTGCACATATCGTTGATAAACATCGAATTGTTATATTCATAACTGTATTTAGTTAATATTTTCGTAAATCTTATGTCCGTACAGTGGTTTTTTATATGTGTATTTTCTTTTAATATATGATTACAATATAATGTTTTAATGAGCGAACAGATTTCATTAAACCCCCATATTTGGTATTGAAACGTAACACGGTTTATACAATCTGCGAAACAGATATTTTTTAATATTAGGGCATAAACATGCAACGAATGTTTTAAATCGGATTCATTTTGGACACTTAATAAATCAATCGCATTCTCGTGCCATAGTAGAGATGCGATATTTCTATCAGTTTCGTTTATTATATGCGAATGTTGAGATATAGTAAATGAGTTATTAAATATATTTTTTACAACTTGTTTCACGTCCTTCGCTCCATTGTCCGTATCATTTAATAATATGTCTAATATATATTTATCCATCTTCCCATTTAAATATATACATTGTAATGAGGATATTTTATGTAAGTTCGATTTTACATATTTTAATATTCGGGCGATATCGGGTTCTTTTAATAAAGGCATTACAGAACAAACCATCTTTTTAATTTGTGGCTGCGATGGTTCTTTTAGTTCGTATACTCTACATACCTCGGATAATTCAGAATTCTTTTTGTCTTTGATATTCGTACCGATACAAATAATAGGCATATTTATTTTTTCCTCTGTCTTTTGTTTTTTAGTCGTTTTCGGTCGAATTAATTTTATTAGTTTTTTCATAAACGATTTATCTTCGTCCTGAATTAATTCTATTTCATCCAAAACGAGAACATTATTCTTGTGAATCTGTGAAAATAAACTACATATACTTTTAGTTGATACATTTACATTTGATACGTCAATGTACTTACGTCTTGTCTCGGTTGTGTCGCATATAATCGCGTTTATGTTGCATTTTTTCAAAAGTCGTAATACAAACTCGGTTTTTCCAATACTGGGTTTTCCGTAAATGTATATACCGCGTCTAAAGAGTGGATTTTTAGAATTATTTTCAAACGACTTTATATACGTCACTATATCATTAAATATACATTCCCTATCTAACAATAGATTCATATTCAATCCATCCATATAAAGTTGTAATAATTGTATTTATATATTAATTAACGAAACTCATTAATTAATATGTATTTGTTTGATAATGTATAAAATTTACATAGGCACGTAGATGCGATATTACTGCGAATACATTTAATCGTATTTACTATACCACTAGTTCTAGGGGTATTCTATTAATATAAACTCCGAAATTCCCCCATAAAGCCTATCAGCGATAATTTATGAACTTCCGACGTATCAGGGGTTCTGATGCGGTAAGTACCTAAAGATAATAGATTCAACTTTACAATTCCTCCACGATTTCTAAAACCTAATTCTTCCATTGCTTTATCGCATTTAAAATCCCAACCGCACCCGCAACAATAAACACCTCCGTTCCCGATCAATCACAAACATTCTTTGTCTATGTCTTCCGAAATTTTGCCTTGTTCGTATAGGTAAATCATTTCTTCTTCAGTGATATTTCTCGTTTCCAGTCGTTATTAAGATATTCTCTTAATTTTAAATCGGATAAAGCAATTTAGTAAAATCTTTTTCTGATAACCATCCATTTTTAGTTTCGCTACAGACCCGTTCAATATGTTTGACAATCTAATTGTGGAGGTTGATTAACAACTAATATAATTAATTAATATTCATTAACAAGTACAATGTACGGTAGTCCCAGTAGGATGACGGATGGGTACAGATGATATAAAACGGTTTCGTGCCGTATACTGTCCGTTCTTCCCTATCACGAAGTGAACCCCTATATGCGTAAGTATATATTCATTCTCCTGTTCTGAACGACCGGCGGCGTACTCCCCCCTCGTACCCAGCGATAATGAACCATCATCAACCCCAGATTTCAAACGAAACATCGTATCGAGATCATCATTAATGGCCGGATGCGCACCCATTTTCGTATACATCATATAATTAACATACCGATATGATATGCCGGTATTCATCCGGGGATTGGGTGAATTTCTCCTCCGATCATTTGCGATGATTGTACCATTCGTATCGTCTTCTAACTCATCGCTTGTAACATTAATAGAAAAAGAGCATGTTGTGCTGTTTACATTTATAGCTTTATTGGGTTGAAAAGTTCTGTTATAATATTTATAAATTGTCAGATTCGAGCACACTTCAAGAGGTAAATATATATCAACGAATATAGATGAATTAATAGGAACAGTCGCATTAAACGATAGACGTCTCAAAATATATTGATCCGAGCTGTTAGTTGCGTTTACTATTTGTATAATATCATTTTTAGAAAGTGAGTCATACGAGATATGACTGAATGTAACATTGGGAGTGCTAGATATTATAGACAAGGTTCGCAGTGGTATCGTTACGTATTCAGTAGAGCTCGTCGTATGTATAAGATTATAAGAGATGAATGCCGCACTAACAATTCCTATAATACCTACACACAATGACCCAAGTATGATTCCGGTGGTTTTCAGTTTATTCGAATAGCCTACAAGTAAATTGTTGAGATAATCCATTATATATATATATATAATAATTTTGCATGTTTATGTTGGTTAACATTTAAAATATATGCGATATTATTGTAAGATATTAATTGCGAAGAAATACGATTCGATTATAGTAATTATAATATCGCAATATTGTATGGATATAGGTATAGACAACGCAATAGAAGCATGGAAATCAGACACAGGATATCGAAAAATAAACAGTTATTTGATTAAGTCAACTAGCGTAAATGATTACAAGTATCATCAACTAGACAGAGATTTCATAGAGAGTAGAACACACAAGGGTTTACAACGGTATAAAACCCAAGATGTTGTATATACAATTAAAAACCATATGCATGAATCAGAAAAACCCGAAATATATTATAGGGGAGATAGTGATAACAGACTCAAAAAAACAAGGCAAATCGGGTCGTTTATATCTGTAACAACGGACATAGAAACAGCAGACGCATTTAAGGACGGGGAGTGTTGTATATATAAAATATACGTAAATCCGTCGGTGAAACGTATTTCAACTGGAATTGAATATGAATTAATATTAGAAAATGATTTATTTTGGAATTACACAGGTAAAGAAGAAAATACCGAAAATCATACAATGTATAAAGTGGATGTATCAAAAGAACCCAATCCATTAGTATCACATATGCTACCAGAAAAAGCAATCAGTCCAATAAAAGCAAGTAAGAAAACAAGTAATTTTGAAGATTTATCTGACGATAAACAAAAGGAATTGTTTGATGAATTCAATTCAGAGGCTACGTCAGAGGATCCTATGATTGAATATACTCCGACCGGGTTTATGGAATATATTACAATGTTAGGTATCGATATATCGGAAGCATACGCGAATAAAATTATAGAGGATAATAAGAAGGGTGGAGGTAAAATTAATAAAAAAATAAAATATCTACCAATACATTTATTCAAAATGAGATATAAGAGTAAGCGTAAAACTAAACATAAACGTAAGAGCAAACATAAAAGTAAAAGCAAACATAAACGTAAGAGCAAACATAAAAGTAAAAAAGCATTTAACCAAAACAAATATAATCAATGAGTTGTAAATATTTTATGCTATTTACATAAAATATTTAATTTTATTATTATCAATATTTATTCAAACACGAATAGGCAATAAATAATGCGTTACAAATACTTTTTTAGAATACCGTAAATTTCATTATTACACGATGGACGTTTAACATCGTCGTGTGCACAAGAAACATTGTGTATATGAAACGACCCCTTTTCAGACAAGAATCTAAGCCCTAAATAATCATTTTTATACAATTCGGTATCTTCGATGCCAACGATATTTTTATCTTCATCTAAAAAGCTAAATTTAGCGCTTTCTCGTGGATATAAAGTTTCGTCGTTATAAGACCATACTAAAACAAAATTATTTAAAGTTTTCATATTTGACGCGTAACGCTTCGATTCGTTCGTTAAAATCTCATTATTTAAGATAGGCAGAAAAGTAGATTTTTCCAAATATTGATGTAAATTGTCCGGATTACGCCAATACCCCGCAAATGATAAAGTATTTTGATAAAATTCAGAGTAAAAATTTAGTTTAGGAAGCGATTTTATTGTCATACCTCCATGAGGGGCAACTAGAGTAATTAGATTACGGACAGGATAGTTGTTACACATCTCTACATAAGCTCTCGCTAACAACCCGCCTTGTGATACGCCGATAAAATCAAACCCGTTAGATAATTCAGGAATATCATAAATAAGTGCGCATAATACATTGAGTTGAAACATAATAGGTGTGAATATACTAGTAATAGCACCAGTTCCAATTTCAAGATTAAATACATTTTTATTGAATGTATGCGAAATCCATTCGCTGAAATTATCAGTATCTATTTGAGAACTAGCGATACCGTGTAAAACTACGACAGGCAACACATCAACAGATTCCGAGTTAAACACTGAATTCTCGGATATATCATGATCGATGATATAATCGTTCTCAACCAAAATATCAAATTTTTTAATGAATTCTGATGCTTTTGAGTCTGGTAAATCGGCATCAACGCGCAACACTTTATGCAATGTATTTAATACTGATGTATTGACCTCTGATGTATTGACCTCTGATGTATTGACCTCTG